GTGAACCACCAACAGACACACCGGCAGACGCACCGGCAGACGCACCAGCACCGGCACCGGCACCAGCACCAGCACCGGCAGACGCACCAGCACCAGCACCAGCACCAGCACCAGCACCAGCACCAGCACCAGCGGTATCTGTAGAAAAGGCAATGACTGATGAAACAAAGAAAATGTTAAAAGAGAATCATGAAAGATTAATGAAAATTCTTCGCTTGTTTGGCATAGAAGATATAAAACAGGGAAATAAGGGGATATTAGGTTTAGTTGACTCAGTTTCGAAACATACTCTTATTCTAAAAAAGATTATTGAAATGTTGGATTCAAGAAAAATTGTAGATGATGGGATTAAAAAACAAATAGAGGAGTTACGAACTTTATTAGAAACATTGACAAAGAAAGTTGATAAATTAAAAGCAAGTGAAACAACAACCCTTGAAAGAATTCAAACCGCATTTAAAACGCCGTTTTTTAAATCACCCATAAAAGGGAAAGAAATCACTATCAAGAATCACACATTCGTTATCACCACTAAATATACCACACTTTCTGAATATACATCCCATTTACAATCCTTTATTAAAGGAGATTTTAAGATTGAGATTGACGGTGTCACACGGGACGACAAACTTGAGATTGTATCTATGGAACCAAAAATGATGCACGACAACTATTCAGAAATCATGACAGATATTTTTGAACAGGGATATATTGATTTTAAAAACAAATCCCCTTCAGAATATGTATTTGAAATGATGAAACGTCTATCTAAAATGGTTCCCGTTGATACTCCGAAAAAGGAAAATGCAGATTCAAAAAAATACAAATCTGACTATGAAACATATCTTCGTCTCGTGAATGAAGAATGTCTTTTTAAAATGAATAAACTCTTCCAAGATGAGTCAACTATGGAAGGACATAGGCGGATATTTGTTCTCCCTGTGTCATATATTAAACGCGCCATTCCAACTCAAAAAGAGCACGACTCTTTCTATACAAAATATATATCAAACTTTAGAAATCAAATCTTACGAATTATACCAGATACATCTGTTACAATTCAAATAAATGATGAAAATATAGGAAAAAAAGGCATTGATCCCAAAGAGGCGTCTTCTTTAGAAAAGGGTATTTACATGCTCGTATCTTCGTCTGTCAAAATTTTAACAGGAAATGACGTTCATTCTAATAAACTTAGTTATCTTCGTTACCTTTTCGCTGAAGGGGAAATACAAGAAATTCCAAAATTTATATTCACAAAAAATCTACGAAATAGAGAAAATATGTTTACAGAAAATTTGAAAAATATGAAAAATAATATAAATGAGACATATAAGGATATTTTAGAAGAAAGCAAATTTGTCCCCCTAGGAAGTAATAAAGCTACTATAATGGCAAGATCCGAAGATTTTATTTATATTCATAATGGGAAGAGAGCAACTGGGTATAAAGAGTTTATTGAAGGACTTCTTGTAAATATGGAAGTTATATATGAGTTTGTAAAAAATATAGAAAAACTACCAACAGAATTTTTTGTGAATAACTTAAAAGAAACATTTATTTCATCAGAAAAAGATATGGTATATGTATTGTCAGATATAAAAACATTTAATGATAAGAGAAAGAAATCACTAGTAAATAAAAGAGTAATAAAGAATGGTATTAAACTCGCAGAAATAATATATAAATTATATCAAACATTTGAGTCTCTTGTATCGTATGTAAAATATAAAATACAACGTGATTCATTTTTAACTCAAGAAGAATCTAAAAAATTAGGCGTTTTATTGAAAACACTACGAGAAAATGTTACAGATTACGACAACGAAAGCAAAATAAAGGAACTACTAAAAGACAAAAAAGAAGATATAAAACTTCCAATGATGATTATGCCTTACGTATACACACGTGGACCCGGTGCAAAATATCTTAAAGTGAGATAACTTATTAGGTTATTTTACGAACTGCATACAGTGCAGGGAGACGTTCCCCTCTTTGGATTCCGTTTTCATAATGTTTCAAGAAGATATCCCCCGTAACATACGGTGATTCTCTTCTTAGTGTGGAAAGATGTAATACTACATTCATATACGGTGCCAGACCAGGTGTCAAGGTAAATCTTTCTCGCTGGTCTTGACGTAACATATCCCTGGTTGGTTTTGTGATGTTGGTTTCCGGTGCTTTGCGTTTTCCTTTCATCACTGCGGGGGCGGACATTCTAGTTTGCCCCCAGACTTTTATATTTTCATTTAAAATAGTATGCCTGGGTCTCTTCTTGCCCTTGTAGCAAAATCTGATGAAGATAGACATATTACTGGAAATCCACAAATTACGTTTTGGAGATCGTCTCATAAGCGCCATTCCAATTTTGCTTTACAGAGATATCAAATTACCAGACCAACAAGTCGTCTTATGTCAGCAACTGTCGAGTTCAAGATTGAAAGTGTGGGAGATCTTCTTCGGGGATTAACTCTTGAAATGGACCTCCCGAGTATTTCCGGTGATGGTGTATATACTGATGATGTAGGCTGTGCTGCCATAGAAAGGATTGAATTCGCAATTGGAGGAAATGTGATACAGACATTGTGGGGAGAATGGATAAGTATCTATCAACAACTCACAAGCGAATATGGGAAACAGGAGGCTCTCAATCAACTTCGGGGTGGAAACCTTGTAACCTCTCGCGGAAACTCAGGGACCCTGGTGTCCGGCGTGGATACAGCCCAAACGGTTCGCATTCCTCTGCCATTCTGGTTTACCCGTGATAGTGGAACTGCTCTTCCTCTTGTTGGCCTGAAACACTCGGATGTCAGGGCTCGTGTATTCCTTCGTCCATTTGATCAACTTATTTATCGTGAAACGGACCCGACTTCCAGGATTAATAAGTTCTATGGCTCGGTTCAACTTTACGCCGATGTTGTTCATCTTGATCGGGAAGAAAGGGCTACATTTGTAAGCACACCCCTTGAATATCTTATTGAGACTGTTCAGCGCAATAGCAAGGTTCTTACTGGTGCTCGTAATCAACTTCGGTCTCAAACTTCAAAGCCTCTTGGGTTTGTGGACCCCCCTACAGTTGTTGAATCTGTCCCCCTCCATCTCAGCCTTCCTGTTAAAGAACTTGTCTGGGTCCTCGAACCAGAACCGGCTACAGCAGTATGCACTAATATGAGTCGCAACAGATGGCTTGAATTCCCAGTTAATGAATATACCCCAAGTGGGGACGCATATGTTGACCTTATCCAGGACGCCACACTTAGAGTGGGTGGTCAATCGTTATTTGAAACGGAACCGGCAAACTGGTTCCGCCTTGAACAACCGATCCGTTATCACAAAAATGTTCCAGTTATTATTCCTAATACTGATTACAAGGGCGTATACGTTCATTCATTTGCTATCAAACCAGAGAATTACCAACCGTCAGGAACCCTTAACTTCAGTGCAATCGATAAAACAGAACTATTAGTATCTCTTACCCGCCCGACTAAAAATTACAACCTTGTTGTATTCGCATGGGGCTACAACATTCTTCGTGTAGATAAGGGGCTCGGCGGTCTTGTTTACTCTTACTGATTAGATGTGCGACCCCGCAAACCCTATTGCTGGTGGAGCTTGTCCTGTGAAAAACACAGGACCACCTTCAGTTACCTACCCATTAATAGACGCAATTAAAACACCCTCTCAACTTGGTTCTGGAACACAAGGTTCTTGGCAGGCTATAGGAAAAAATGTAAAAGCCATTGATTATTATGTAAAAACATTGGGAAGTGGGCCACAATATAATGGATATGGAAAACGTGTTGTCTATGATACTGGTGTAAAGTGTAATAATATGCCTGGGAATGCCCATCGTCTTGCTGATGGAACATCTTCTGGCGCAGGGGGACATGGTCTTGTTCCTAGAATGATTGGCGGTATAGCCGCCTTCGCACCCAACGACATTGTAAATATGGCCAAAGACAGCGTTCCATGTAGACAAATGCGCATTCATTACAACACGCCTTCACAAATCCGTGCAATGGACGAAAGAGCCACAGCGGGTGTCCCACCACAAAATAAAATTAAAATATCAAACAGTTCTGGAGTGAATTATCCATTAGTAGACCGTCTTTGTAGAGAAGGGCGACTGCGCCCTTGTATAGAAAAACCCATATCCACAAACGACATCAAAGAAGGGTTTGCAACAAGATATTCTTCTAGACAGAATATGGGGTCATTGCCTCTTCTCAAACGTTTGGAACCATATTTATATACAATCGTGTCAATTGGTGTTTTAGGGGGGATTGGCGTAATGTTTATAACTAAGAAAGGATGAGGATAAAATAGAAGATGGAGAGAATCCTACCCAATGGGATGCGTTATTATCCAAAGGATATAAAAGCATCACTTGCAAAAGTTGTGTTGATTGTTCCAGTGGGAGAAAACCACGAAGACGAAATGAGTTCTGAATGCGCACATGCGTCAGAACATTTTGCCAGTGCTTTCAATGGTGGATTTGCGGATCCATATGGATTTTTAGATCTAAGAAATCAGTATGGTATTCGTTTTAACATCAAGACTTATGAAGACTATACTCTGTTTCAGATAAATAACATAAAAACAGAGGCAATACCTCTTGTGTGTAAATTCGTATCCGGTGTATTTAATTTAAACATCCCCTCTACGGACGTAGCAAAACGCGAGATTGACATCGTGAAGGCAGAACTTGAATCGGGCGATCCAATATCTAAGATATATTATGCTTTCACATACTGGGTTCGGCAACAATCAGGAAAGCCAACAGATGACGTTCTTGTTCATAATGGTTCGTTAGGTCTTAATCCAGAAAAGGTATATCATTTTCATTCTAAATATTATCAACCTTCATCATCTGTTCTCCGCGTATGTAGGTCTCCTAAAGATGGGATTATCTGGGATAGACATCTTTCAGAAACAATGAGCCGAAGATTTGTAACACAAGTTGATATAAGAAGAACACTCCCAAATGTCTCCCATAGATCAATGATTAGGGGGTCTTGGATTATACCTTCAAAAGAAGCGTGGGGTGTTATTGGGGTGTTTTACGAAGGTACGCCAGATAGAAGTGAGATCTTATCAAAAACACTGATTGCTTCAACAGGGAGACTCACGGGAAATGGAACTAATAGCCTAGTAGATTATCTACGAAAAGAAAAAGGTATCGCATATTCTGTTCATGGGAGATGGATACGATTTCAACAAGGATATACACCGGGAACTCTTGCGATCATATTATTCACATTATCTAGACATCTCACACGGGAAGAAATAAACAAATGTAATGCTATTGTGGGAGCGTGTTCAGGAAGACTCCCTTCTCGGGGAGATATATCAAGTATGGTCGCAAGACACGCAACTGTATCCCCTCCAGAAGATATCGCATTTCTTCTGAATCGAGTAAAAATACCAATGGTTCAAACATTATCTTGGACTAAAATTTATAACGCACACAAAACACATAACCCAGAATATGATACAATAGGTTCTGTATTCTCTTGTTCATCATAGTTATGCATAGTTGCGCAAGATGCGGAAGAAGATTCGCCAGAGCAGAAAATTTAAGAAAACATATGTCCAAAAAGAAACCGTGTTTAGAAATATTGCCAAGTATGAATCACGTTACAGAATGCTGGGACCCTATACCAGATACTGTCCCACACTATGATAAATTAGAATGTCCTTTTTGTAAAAAAGCAATGAGTTCTAAGTCTAATAGAGACCGACACATAAGACACTATTGTGAACGAGCAAAACAGGTGTTTATTAATGATTATGTAAATACAAAAATGAAAGAATATAAAACAAATGTAATAGATTATTTAAAATCCTTGCCACCTGAAACAACTGTTGCAGATGTTATCGCTGGGCAAAACATCATTACAAATAGAGAACATGGCGACAGAAGGCCGTGAAATTACCAAATCTTCATTTTCAACACATCTGATGTCATTAGGAATTACAGGATTAGTAACTGCGGTCCTTGTCTCTGGATTCTTAATCCTTCATTCTACATCCCCAGATATTCGTCCAATGCCAGGAAGTGAAATTCTTTCAGGATTGTCTCTGTTTTTACTGATTATTGGGGCGGCGTTGATACTCCGCGCGAGATATAATATAACAAGTGGCGTGGGTTATACAGGATTCATTCTTGTATTATGTTCCATTTCATTCTTCATATGTTCTGTTACGGTTATGTCTCTCAATTTAACCAATAATCCTGGGACAACATTTGGGGCAATCTCATTGAGTCTTGTTCTGACAATGATTCTGTTCGGAATATACTATGGTTCTACAGGAAAAGGACCGTTGCAAAGAACCGTATTCTATATATCCATAATATGCCTGATCATATACGCGATTCTATATACAATGGTATTTGGAAATCCGCTTGGAGTGTCTTCTACAGCGGGTGAACTTGGAAAAACTGATTCTGTAAAATATTCATTGATTTACAAAGATTCGGCATCACAAAAGGGGGCGTTCAAACGAACACTCTACGATCAGGTTTATTTGTCAGTTGCATATCCAACACTTTCTCCTACGGACACTCCTCCGGAACACAATACGCAGGAAATATCAGGAATACACTCTCTTTCTAACTATGGAAACTGCCTGAGACTAGGGGCAAATGCGTATCTATTTGATATATTCTATGAGAAGAACCCTTCGTCCCCTAACAAAAATACATGGAGAGTCGGAACTCTTAATACACAAACAGGACAATCGCAAAATTATCAAACCATCAGTCTCGCAAGTGTTCTGTATGCTACAAATCAGGCCGTAGAGTTATCTGGAACATCAAATGGTGGAAGAGTTATCTATCTTTTCCTTAATCCCAGATATACTACAGACCAACTCAAACAAGATACAAACTCCAAACTTGAAGACAATCTTGCCAATCTTATTCAGGAACAAATAACTTATATGACATTGCCAACATTAAGCGTTTCTATGCCCCAGAGCACGGGTATGAATACCCGGATTGAAGACCAAACTTTGGATCAAGCAAAACAGCAGGTTGTCATTTTCTTGGGAGGCGCCAAGCCGGTTTCAAGAATATCACCAAAACTCAAAAATGTAATCCACGGCGTTGTGAATCTTACGGATTGCTACATTAATACCAAAAACTCCCAACCTTTTAACGCTATCGCATATGATCCCGCACAAAAAGGGTCAAGAGTGGCATTAGGACTCGGTTCGTTCCCCGCATCGAATGAAAATAGACTATCAGATCTTGTTCCAATACCTAAAGGAGGATTACAAACATCATTCTTAGCAACTCTCCCTGATGTCTCCTCCCCAGTCGCTTATACAAATGAAGTCCCCTCTTATATCACTCACAGCACGTGCTTCCCATTTGTTTATCCAAAGAGTCTCCTACCCTCCTCCTATGATGGAGCAGTCAATGACCCTAATAAACTCTTTTTCCAAGGGTTTGCCCCGGTTGTATCACCGAAAGGAATCGTTTCTATGATTTTCACAAATGAAGACGGTGATACTGGACCTGCAAGACAACGAATTAATGACGACCTTCGTTGTAAAGAGGCGTATAATGGACAACGAGTATTAAACCCAGAAGAAGATACACAATGGCCTCTTCTTATTTATAGACCTACATCCAACAAACTTCAAACTAAAAACTGGTGTTCAAACTACACTGGTCAAAACACCGGCTTATCTGAAACAATACTTGAAGATCCGGGTGTTGGTGCCCTGGTATTACACGACCCAATACATAAAAACTATAGTGGTGGTATGATTCCAAAACCAACATTAGTTCAGACAAGAGATGGGGTAGTATATCAGTTACGGAAGGTTGTAAATCAAATAGAAGTTGAGGGAAAGTTATAAGAACGTATTTTCATTTTAATTCAGGTTCTGGATTAGTATGAAATTCTTTCATTTATTATATTGTAGTAGATGCCTTACCGTGGGTTAGGTGAACGTTCTATTGAAGAATATGTTCAAATTGCGAGTCAAACTTCTGATAAAATTATTAAAAACTTAACCAGAGAAAGTATTTATGATCCAAACATTATTAGTGCTCTTAGCGTAGTATCAGATACTATAAAAAATAAGAAATCAGTTGTTTACGGAGGAACCGCATTGAACGCGGTGTTGCCTGAAAGATTACAGTTTTATGACCCCGAATATGATTTACCCGATTGGGATTTTTTTTGCTCTGACCCTATAAAAATAGCATTAGACATTGCAGATAAGGTATATGAACTTACGGGAGAGGAAACATCAGTAACTACGGCAGCCCATGAAGGAACCTACAAGGTCTTCACTGCCGGTGAGGCCATTGCAGATATTACATATGTTCCAGAAGATGTTCTTAATATTCTTCGTGAAACCTCAATCGTGATTGATAAAATACATTATGCCGGTCCTAATTATTTGAGAATGGCAGCCTATATGGAACTAAGTAGGCCTCTTGGACAACCAGATAGATGGGAAAAAGTCATACGGAGAATATCTCTTTTGAATATTGCCTATCCTATTGAGTCTCCTAAACATAAGGGAGACTTCAAGGGAGACACGTCATCTGTCTTAAATGAGCGAAAGAATCTAATCGCAGAACTGGTTTCAAAACAGAACACGACAACGATTAGGGAGAACGGGGAGGGAGACATATTTGCGTTTGTTGGTCCCGAGGTGTTTTCGGTGATACGTTCTATAACATATAAACGAGGAACTACAAAAATCAAGCCTTCTCAAAATCCAACAGGAATAATGCTTATGTCCCCTAATATTCATAAAACCGCGAAACTCGTATCTAGTTTGTGTAAAGATGCTGTGATTGATACTCTTTCAGAGACAGGAGAAATATTAGGAGAACAGGTTATTATATATTCTGGTAAGAAGGAACCAGGAAGGGAATTGTGTACGATTATTGAAACGCGCGATGCTTGTCAGGGAGTATATACTGTTAAAGTTCGTTCTGAGAAAAAGATAGAAAAAATCCGTATTGGTTCTATTGAATCAATGTTGTATATATATTCGTCTCTTACACTTTCAAAACATTCATTGTCACTAGACGAATCACAGATACTTCGTGCGATAGATTCTTTAATCCGTCTTCACATTACAATACTTAAACGACAGAAAAAACCACTACTACCATTTACCGATGAATGTATTGGGAAACAGACTACAATTAAAGACATGCGTTCGGATAAAAAATCGCGTATTAAAAAAATAATCACACAGAAAGGAAAAACGAATGCCAAGTATTTCAGACTCAATCTTCGTTATGACGCAGGTGATAAGAACCTCCGCAGTATCATTCTTAATGCTTTAGAAAGAGAGGCGAAGAAACTCGCCAAGAATAAATGATAAATGTAGTATTTTTTATTCAGTAACATATTCATTATAGCACTCATCAGTATTTCGTCTTACGTATACCCGAACGTATTCAGCGGAAGCCTCTTTTTGGTATCTACCCATATAGAAATATGTTGGATGTTTTTGATAATGTAGTAAGAAACTATCATTAGTTTCTTCTTGTCTTTTCAAGTTGCGAAACCTTATTGGGGAATCATAGTATGAATCACTAACAAATCCTACAAATATATCATACACATTTTTTATAGTGCTAATTTTCATAGATTCACAACGATATTTATTCAAATCTGTAATATGCACTAAATATATAAATTTGTCGTTTTCTTTTATAATTTTGTACTTTGTACTTCTTTGTAAACTATCGTGTAGATATTCAGTTGTTTCATCTTCATATATAACAGGTGGTTCCTTAATACTTAACCCAAGTATATTGGATACATCCTGTATTATTTTGTATATATCCATACTGCTCTTTATATTATAAAAATAAAATAATCAATTAACTATAAATCTTTCTTATTATTTTGAGTAATCAGTGATACCATATATTCTTTTGTATTTTCGAAATATTTTCCCGATGTGTTCAATAGATACTTTAAAAAAATTCTCTATTTGAATCAAGTCTATATTCTTTTAAATCCTTATGAATACATTTCTCAATATACATAGGGTCGTTCACTTTTATTACAATATCAGCAACAAATAGTGTTGGTACTGACCATGTTCCTCCTTTATTTGCTTCATTTAATCTGTAATGGATTGGTCGTCTTGTAAAACCAATTTTGTAAATTCCAGGCAATGACTCGTTGGAAAAACAATAAACATATCCAATGGTATTCTTACGATCATAATCAGTTACCTCAATTGGTAAATCACTTTTTGTAGTTGTATCGTCCATTTTTAAAATATCCATACAATATTCTATAAATTTAAAATAAGGAACTACTTTTACTGTAGGTTGTGATACTAAATAGAACACATATAATGGATCGTGTATTCTGATATATTTATACGTTTTTCCTTTCCATTTACCTCTATCCATTATAGTGTCATCCATTACGTATATATCCAGAACCTTGCTTTAATACGTCTAAAACCACGCAGTCCATTTTGTTCTGCCCGTTGTCATCTCATTCAGCAACTTCTTGTATGTCAAATCCAGTAATAACTACAAATCTTATGTTTCAGATGTTTTCTCTAGAATATTTTCAATGTGTTTTTTCCAAATTGGATGCCCTACTTCTTTTGTCATGGATCCATCACAAACAAATACGTTTGAAAGACCACGTAACCATTCGTCATGCGTATTCCCACAATGTTCTAGATAGTCATATGGAATATCAGATTCTCCATCACGGGAACGAATCGCAATCCTTTCAGTACACACGTGAGCATTTGCTTGAATGTAGATATGATAAGAAGGCGTCAGTTCTTTGTTAAACGCATCAAACCAGCGTAAGTATATTTGATAATCTACCTCACGAATCTTACCTTCATCGTATAGCATTTTAGCAAATACATTTTTATCTGTTTCAAGACAGCGTTCTGTGATAATAATTTTTGCTTCTGGATTTTCTTTGATTGCCTTTTTTAAAGATTCGAGTCTTGAGATATAAGCCATCATCTGGAACGAGAAAGCATTGCGCATTTGATCTTCATAAAAATACATTAGCATTGATTTACCATCTTTATCCCGAATGTTTTCCCACTCATTAACTGGTTCGGGCACAAGTACAACCTCTTTTGTATCAAATACATTCTTAAGATATTTAATAAATGTGCTCTTTCCAGAACCAATGTTACCTTCGATACTAATAATCGTAGGCATAGTTTCTTGTATATTTACAATATTAAATAAATTGGTTCAATTTTGATGTATTGTATTTGTGTAATTGAATAGAAAATAAGAGTATTATAATCAATATTATAATAATATGGAAGCCGAGAAAAAGGATAAATATTCTACAATTCGTCATAAAGGTATAATGTATCTCGTAAGAAAAAACGAGGATATATTTGAAATTTGTACTTTTGATATGGAAGGTCCTGTAAAGGTTGGTACCTGGACAAAAAAAGATGGTGTTATATTTGATTCAAAAGATATAGAAAAAGCGTTGTCTGTTTCCAAGACTCGCAAAGAGTTGATAGAAAAATGTGAGTGTGAGTAGAAATGATTGAAGGATTCTTTGTTGATGCCGCTCATGCGTTTGCAAGTGTTAACTCTGAAGAACAAAAGCCTGAGGGCGAAATGCATTGCACGGGGGAAGGCGCGATGGAACACGAGAACACAGAAGAGAGCTTTGCGACTCGCGGATATCCCCTTGGGGCTGGACAGCGCGATCTTGCTGGAATGATTGCCCGTGTTATCTCCTTGGTGTTAGTTTTACTTCTTGTCTCATTCTTTGGTCAGTATTTCTGGAACACGTATGTTACAAAGATTATCACGATTGCGAAACCCGCTACGAGCGTGATGCAGATTCTTGGACTCTTTGTGTTCCTTCGCTTGATGTTCCCATGAAAAACTAACTAAATTACTTATAAACACATAACAATTTATAAAATTGTTACGTGTCTTTTTTTGAATAATACATTTCTTAGAACGTAGAATAACCTAGACCACCTGTATTTCCACCACCACCCATCATACTACCTTCATCCAATGATACTGGCGTTTGTTCTGCCAAAGTATTGCTTACTTTTTCCATATCCCGTATGTCCTGGCTATGCGATTCGCCATTTCTTGTAGATTCACTTCTTGTTTGTGAAAACGGATTCGTCTCGGGACCATAATGGTTCATTCCAATCGCCGGGGCAGTCGTTGCTGGAGGGTCTTGAACTGGCATACGAGGCGGGGGTGAAGCCTGTTTCGCGGGCTGAGTTTTTGGCTGTTCTACTTCTGGTTCTGAGTCTTCAAATCCTTCAGGGGAATCATCAAAGAAAAGGGAAAGAATATTGCCCCCTGTCTTTTTTGAAGATTGAGCCATCGTGGCGCCTACATTTTGAATGTCATGAATTGCGTAAAGAAGGAAACCAATCATAAACGCGAGAATACCAAATACGACAACGGGAGACAGGGAGAACATTTCATCAACGGTAACACCTGCGTAATAAGCAATGATATCACGAATCATAAGAACAACATATGCTCCTGCACCAAGGAGAAGAATCCTAACTACTGGGAGACGTCCAGAACTCACACCTGTCCCTGAAGCAACTGAGAACACAACATATTCAAGAACTATCAATAGTGCCGTAGCAAGACCCCATCCAAGGAGAACGCGCGATTCACCGGGACTTGGGAACACTTTTTTAAGCGAGTTTCCAAAATCAGCCATCTATAAAGTAAAAAATATAATCTTTTTATGTTTTTGTAATTCCGGGTATTTCTTCTGTATCTAAATCTGTTGTCTGTATTTCTGCTTGTAACGCATTCTTGAATACACGCATCCATCTTTCGGAACTTTCACCAGGGGCAATATTTGTAACACATATTTCTTCAACGCTATCAATGAATTCCTTATCTGGATTTGCCTCTGTTGCGAGTTGAAGGAGGGCTTTTTTTGAAAAGACATTTGCAATCCCAATATTTATCATTCGTGTTGGATTTGTAACCGAAGGTGTTTTAATGGATTCTAGTTGGGTGATTGTATCACCTGAGACTGAATACACGTCAATAGTTTTGTTTGTTCCAATTCCTCGTATTAAGTTCCCAAGATCCGTAAGTTGGTCCGCAATAGATATCTTATGTCGCATCATAAATGAACCATCGTATTTGTTAATATGGATGGGTTCAATAATCTTGTGGTAGTCTACGTATGTAATAGCCCCCATACGATTATCAGGGAGAACGAGATCATATGTGGGTCTTTTGGCGATTCTAATAATTTCCAAAGAGTTATCGTCATTTTTGATTAATGAAACTTTTCTAAAACCAATCTCCGGTGATTTTAGTTCAGTATTTTCTTTTTTGAATCCTGTTGGAATAATGCCTCCTACGTCTTCTTCTGGGAAAACAACCTCTGTGTTCCTTGGAATGAAAATAATAGTATTCTCCATCTATCATACACAACTGGTTTCTCAAGCCGTAATCATCTTAGGAACAATCCCAATGGTTTCAATTTCCTGCATTAGAAGTTTCATAGCAGCAGGCATCTCCAGCCTTGAGAAATCTCGTCCGTCGTCCTCGAGATTTTTATAGGTAGATGTTCTGTGATCCTCAATCGCGATTCTTCCAGAAGTTTTACTTACGGTAAGAGGGAACTTATCGCTGACGTCTAACATTCTTTCTTTGAGGAAGGCACTTGTTCCATGAGAAATCATACAATCGCGTTCCATCTCTCCAAATCTATGTCCGCCATCGCGCGACCTTCCTTCCGCGGGCTGGCGTGTTAGCATTACAATGGGTCCTGAAGATCTACTGTGAATCTTATCGGCTACCATATGCTTCAGTCTTTGATAGAATGTGGGTCCCATAAAGATTTGACATTTCATTTGTTCCCCAGTAATACCGCTCATGAGATATTCATTTCCCCAACGCTCCATTCCTTGTTGTTCAAGAGCATCTCCAATCTTTTGAATATCAAACTCTTCAAATGGTGTTCCGTCTCCAAATGAACCTGCCATAGCACCTGCTTTACCAAGAACACATTCAATAACCTGTGCGATAGTCATTCTTCCTGGGATAGCATGAGGGTTTATGATAATATCTGGGCGAATACCTTCTTTGCTGAAGGGCATATCCGCCGCTGGGATAATCATACCGCACGTCCCTTTTTGTCCGTGGCGACTACTGAATTTGTCTCCAATTGTTGGTATTCTTTCGGATCTAACGCCGATCTTCATAACGTAATATCCATCACCATTGATATCTCTATATACTTTATCTACGTATCCACTCTCATTTGCCCTCAATGTTTTACTTAGGTCTCTATACGTAACAGTATCATCTACAATTTTAGATTTTCTGCTTCGGCTACCGCTCTTTCTAATAGGCGAAACTTTGCCCATAATAACGTCGTTTCCAGTAACCCACGTGTTTACTGGAACATATCCATCCTCATTTAGTTTACTATAAGTTCCGTGTCTCATTCCTTCTGTTTTAGTCCTGTCGGGTCTACAAAACTTCTCTTCTTCTCCAGTCATCGCGTTTTTCTTTTCTTCGTCTCGGTATGTCCGATAGAAGAACGAGCGGAACAATCCACGGTCAACGGCATCTTTATTAAGAAGAACAGAATCCTCTTGATTGTATCCAGTGAAACACATAATCGCAACGACTGCATTTAGTCCGTTTGGAAGGTCCGTATTGCTGAAATACTTATCAGATTTATTATACACAAGTGGCTTTTGCGGATAACACAATACATTTGCAGCAGTATCCATTCTTTCTTGGAAGTTCGTGGCGTAGATTCCCATTGCTTGTTTACCCATAGCAGCCTGATATGTATTTCTGGGTGCTTGGTTATGATCTGGGAAGGGAATCAAACTTGCCATTGTACCAAGGATAGTACAAGGGTGAATTTCCATATGTGTATATCTAACCCCTGGTTTTCCCATTGAAGGACCGAGAAGAACCATTGAACTGTTTAGTTCATTTGGATCAACATATTCAATCCAAGATTCTTTTCTAGAATGCGTGGGATCACGAATAAGGTCATTCCAAACCATCTTGTCAAATGCTTTTTGAGGAATGCGAAGACTTCCATCTTTATTCAGTCTCAAAAGAGGACGAAGAACCCTTCCTTGGTCTGTATCTATCCTTAGATCATCGTTCTTGAGATAAATCGTAGTCATAGGATGAATCCTCCCAGAAGAACGCATTCCACGCAGTTCTTTCATAAGTGTAAGACTATCTTCCACAAACCCAAACAGGTCTCCGTTAATCCACACTCTAGTATATGAACTTGTGATATGACTTTCTTTTATAGAAATATCTTCAGTGAGTCTAACCTTACTTGAAATGATTGAACGGATTGGAATACTACTTACACCATTTGTAATAACCGACATTAATGATAAGTTTTTAACAACACCTACTGACTCACCCTCTGGTGTTTCAGAGGGACACACAACTCCCCATGAAGACGGATGAAGTTTGCGTGGGGCAACCAGTTTTCCACTCTTTTCAACGGGTGTCGTTAAACGCCGAAGATGTGAAATGGTTCCGTTGCGGTTGAGTCGTGTTAAAACTTGCGAAACACCAGTTTTGCCGATGGTATTTTTCATTCCAAAGTTTCCTGTCGCAAGGGAATATTTCAATCCCGCATCAATCGTTGTTGTTTTGATGATTTTGAAGATGTTTGTAGCATTGACAATCTGGGTATAACTTCTTGAGGCTCTCCAAGCACCTGAAGTAAGCTCTTTTTGAACAGATGAACGAATATCTCTTGAAATCTTTGAAGACCAATACTGATAAAATAGTCGTGTCATTAATCCCCCTGCGAGTTCTGCCCTCTTGTTTTCATAAGAATCACGGTCGTCATATCCATCTAGACCGACCATACAACGAAGGATTCTATTACAGGCATATCCCAGAAACCATCCTTTTTTGATTGGACTATCTCCAAGATGAGGTAGGAAATCGTCGCGAAGAACCTTTCGAACGAAAGCCATTCGTTCTGGGAGAAGAATCTTCGGGGATAAAGATGTATTTTCGGACAATTTTTCAACTGCTTGTTCTTTTGTATGAATGTCACCATCTCCATATTCACCGCTGCATTCTTGAAGAGTAGGTTTAAGAATTTTCCAAAATGCGTCGGCATACCGCCCGTCAAGATCTCCAATACACATTCTTACGATTTCTTCGTCCGTTACAAAGCCAATTGCGCGGAATAAAACCGCAAGTGGAATATCCATACGAATTTTTGGGATATTTACGCGAATTACGTTCCCTTTTTCTTTAGTTTTCATAATTTTAATCGCAAATCCCCGAACAAACCCTTGTTTTCGCTCGGGTGCAGACTTTAGTTCGCCAAGATAAATATATTTACTCCCCCTTCCTCCCTGAAACACAAACATCTTGTTTTCAGTAATCATTTCTTGGCTTACAATCGCACGTTCACCACCGTTAATGATGAAATATCCTCCCTGGTCAAAAGTACATTCTCCCTTTTCACGCTTTTCTGAATCACTCAGTCCATATAGAGAACACGCACAAGACCCAATCATAATTGGGATGTTCCCAATACTGACTCTAGTAAGGACGTTTTCATAACACGCTGTATCACCTCCCTTTTCGGGTGGAGAGGTAACAAATGTCTTGATGATAACGTTTGTCTCCGTCTTCGCACTGTATGTGTCATTGCGGAGACGAGCCTCATTTGGATACATTGGACGAACAAACCCGCTTTTTAGAGTAATCTGTGGTTTCTTGAGTCTTACGGAGTCCAATGTAATCTCTACTCGTAGTTTAGTTCCATCGTCCTCTGTGTGTTCCTGAACTATAGGAGAACAAGAACGAATTACTTGATCGATTCCTTCGCGCAGAAATTTATCATATGATGATATTTGATGACGGATTAGAGAATGAGAACCTTCGCCGTCTCTATTCATAAATTTATCAATGAGTTGCCACGCATGTTTTGTAGTATAGTCTTTCTGTTCCATAATTGATGATATACGAACGGACATAACTCCGGGACGTAAATCAATTTATATCATTATATTTAGACCATAATTGGATTATACTTTTCATAACATTTTCGACACACAGGCTGGTATGTATCACACCCCCCTACTTGAATTCTATCTTTGTTTCCACCAATTTTCATACTGTAAATTGCCGGTGTTCCGTCTTTACAGAAGGAACAAAGCGCCGTAGTTTTAATAAGTTTGTCCGCGTCGTGAACAAGTGAGATAATTTCAGTAAATGGTTCGCGTTTATAATCACTGTCTAGACCTGCTACAACCACGTTTATTCCATAACTAATACATTTTAGTGTAAATGTTCTCAAATTTGTAAAGAATTGTCCCTCATTGATTCCAATGAGTTTTATTTCCTTTTCACGTATTTCATCTAACAAATCTAATGTAAGACACGGTACTTCATACTCTACTCGTCTAGATATTCCTGAATGAGTCTTCACAGTAGATGAACCACTTCTTTCACTATCGTGCGAATGGTTAATCACGACCGCCTTTCTACCGATTGCCTCCTCTCGTTCTACGAGACGAAGCAGTTCAGTTGTTTTTCCGCTAAACATACATCCGATTATCAATGTTAGCGACATTTTCTATACAAATATACAAATACAATTTTATCAATTATGTCTCACAATAACCTCTGGCGGGTTGGTAAATAATTTGACACATATTACTTATAATATCATACGATGTATCGTCTTCGAGTTCTACGTTTTCAGCACCTTTGAGAGCGATATTGAATCTATTCTCAATCCAAATGACAAACTGGTCATTTTGTTCTGCGTGAGCAATGCGAACTACCGAGCAGTGCTCGTTTATTATATTAGATTGATCCATGGAATATCCCTTTATAATCTTTCCATCCGGATTCATATGGTATAACGTAATTTTTGCAGTAACACTGGTTGAGAGTGTTTTACACGCAATCCGCACATCATATGCTCCAGCATTTGGACACACATATTTTCCATCTTCATAACCGTTTTTATTATCGCATGTAATTTTCCATTCTTCGCCCTCCAAAAGGAGGTTTGGTTCTCCACCAATAACAATTTTATCAGTATAAAGTTCAGCAGAAAACATTGGGACCTCCATAAGACGATGTTTATCCATTTTATGTTCATCTAAGTCGCTTCTTCTAGGAATAGGTGTTGGCGTTATTGACCGCGAACGCGAAGAACGAGGGACTGGCGGTGCTGGTGATCTCGACGAAGACGATGAAGGACGGGGTCTTGGAACTGATGTAGACCTTGTGTTTTTAGATATTTCTTCTATTTTCTTTTTAATTTCGCGTTCATATTCTGCTTGTCCATTTTTAATCGTTCTTCGCAATTGGTCGCCTGACTTTTCAATCTTATTTTCTATATCTGGAATCTGTGTTTCAACGCGTTTTGTTCTTTGTTGTAAATCTGTAATTACTTTTTTAACATTTGTTAAATCTTTATTATCCCCAGTTTCTGATTTATTTTTACTTTCAATCCCCTTTATTTTATCCGCCAGAGTTCTCATATTTTTTTGAATGCGAACAATATCATCTATGTTTTCTTTCCCCGAGGGTTTCTTTTCAATGCCTTGTATCTTTGAATGAAGTTCTTTGATTTGTTCTGCAATCGTTTGTGTATCTTTATCTTTCTCAATCGCGGTGATTTTACCCTGAAGGTCTTTGATTTGTTTCACAATTGGTGATAAATCTGCCTGTTTTTGTTCTTTAGGAACAGGTCGCTTTTCAATCGCGGTGATTTTACCCTGAAGGTCT